AAATAAAAATGCAACTAAGTAAAAATCTAGCATTGTCAGAAGTAACTAGAAGTGAAACTGCAAAAAGAAGAGGTATCTCTAATATGCCTACACCTGAGCACATTGAGAACTTTAAATTATTGGCTGAGAAAGTATTTCAACCAATCCGTGACCATTTTGGTGTTCCTATCCGTATTAGTTCAGGATACCGCAGCAAAGAGTTAAATACAGCTATTGGTGGCTCATTATCTTCACAGCATTGTCAAGGTGAAGCTATTGATATTGACATGGATGGCACAACAGTAACTAATGCTGAAATCTTTAACTACATTAAAGACAATCTAAACTTTGATCAACTTATCTGGGAATTTGGTACAGATACTAATCCTGATTGGGTACATGTATCTTATGATTCAGCTGGTAAGCAACGTAAGCAAATCCTAAAAGCTAAAAGAGCAGCTGGTGGAAAAACTACGTATGTTCCATATAAATAAGTACGTATGAAGTTCAGAAATGGTTGGAATACTTATTCTAAACAATGGGATAAGTTAGCTATTAAAGTAAGGTTCTCATTCATTGACATCTTATCTATTGAGATAGATGTGTCTAGAGACTTTTATCTTTTAACTATCTTAAACTTTACTATTAAAAATAGATAAAATGAAAAATTCAAAAGGACTTAAAGGAACAACAGATGCACTAGCATATTGTAAGTCAATGTATGCAAAAGGTGGATCAGCTGGTAAAAATCAAATGATCCGTTCTATGAAAAGTTATGAGATGGGAGGTACAACTCAATCAGCTGATTTAGGTGATGATCTTAAAAGAGGATGGAGAAAAGTTAAAAGAGCTGTTAGAAATACAGTTAATAGTATGAAAAATCCAAGTCATACTCCAACATTTAAGAAATCTAAATGTGGTGGCGCAGGCTGCTGGAACTAATTTTAACTAACATATAGAGATCCAGGTACTTATAGTATCTGGATTTTTTATTTAAACAATATACATTTAAACTTATTTTGTATATTTGTTGTAAACCAAATAAATTAAATATCATGGAAAACCAACAAGAAAGAGAATTTACAGCTGAAGAACTAGCTGCTCAAAAAGAACAAATGCTTCAATTCTATACTGAGTCTATTCCATACTTAGAAGCTCAACTTAAGTATGAAGAATATCTTATGAAGATTGATGAAGCAAGGTACAAGAGAAATACTATTCAGATGCAGTGGGCAATGATGATGCAAGCTCAACAAGAACAAGAATCAGAAGGATCTGATTCTGATATTGACAATGAACCTAATATTCCTGAACAAGGTAAAAGGAAGCTTAGAAAAGGATAGTCATGGCTTTAGTAAATCAAGTACAGAAACGTGTAAAAATGCCTAAATGGGATATAGTAAAGTTCCAGATATTAGTGCATTGTTACATTAATAGAATTACCATGAGTGATTCTGATTTAAACTGTCTTACTTTACTAAGTCTTAATGAACCAATTGAACTTACTGAATTTTGTTATGAAGCCTCTTCAGAAGAGGAATGGATTTTTAAATCACCACAGACTGTTAGAAACTGTATTAATAAAGCAGAAAAAAATGGTATTGTAGTTAAAAACCCAGATAATAAAAAGATAATATCTATTAATCCAAGTTTAAAAATTCAAACTGAAGGTACAGTATTACTTGATTATAAATTCTTAGGGAATGAATCCACGGAAGTCTAGTAAATTATATAAAACAGTTTCAGAAGATTTAAATATAAGTGAAACACTTGTAGAGAATATAATAGAACATTATTATAAAGAGGTTAGAACTTGCATGTCAGAATTAAACCATGCTAGATTGAATGTAACTGGACTAGGACATTTTTTTGCAAAACCTCAAAAAGTAAAAAAAGATATTGTAAGTATCACTGCTATTCTTAAGACACATGATGTATCTACATTCAAAGCATATTTTAGTAAGAAAAACTATGAAGAGACTTTAGATAAACTAATCATTTTAGATAAAGAATTGACAGAACAAAAACAACTAAGAGTAAAATATAAAGATGAAAGCAGCACTAAAAGCAATCTGGGAGAATAGAAAAGGAATTCTAGAAGGTGTAAAAAACTCAATTATTAGAGATGAGTTAGTAGAAGACATTGCAAGAATGAGATATGATATTTGTGATGAATGTGAACATATAGATGTCAAAGGAAAAAAATGTGCTGTAAAAGGTACTCAACCTTGTTGTGCTGAATGTGGATGTTCCCTTCAATTTAAAACAAGATCTCTTTCATCAGAATGTCCTCTTGGTAAATGGCAAGCAATTGCTACAGAAGAAGAAGAAGATAAATTAGACAACCTTAAAGATTAATGTTATGTCTTTTAAATTAAACGTAGGTAGTATTTCTAGTTCCAATAATCTTAATATTGTTACTAATCCAAGTTCTAAAATAATTGTTGGTGAATCAAAGATTATTTTTAGTGATCCTAATGATACTTTATCTTCTCATTCTGTTTGGGATACTATAACTTCTAAAGGTATTAGTTTAAAGGATACTCTTGATGCGTTAAGTAATGAAATAAATATGCTTAGAACAGAAAATAAATTAATGAAGTTAAATCTACTTGCTATTGAGGGTAAGTTTGATAAAGATGAAATTAATAATATCCGCCAAATGCTTTTATCTGAAGATGAAGCATCTAGAACATTAGCTAATTCAATTATAGAAAATGCATAACTATGAGCATAGTATTTAATGCAGATGATCACAGCTACAAGAGTGTAGATCCCAATGATGAAATCAAGTGGGTTAGTGTGACTACTCTACTGTCTAGTCTTAAGAAACCTTTTGATGCTAAGAAGGTAGCTGAGAGAGTAAGTAAGAATAAGAAGTCTAAATGGTATGGCGTAGATCCTAAAACAATTATTCAGATTTGGGATAATGAAGCTAACAGAGCTACAACACTAGGTACATTCTATCATAACCAAAGAGAATCTGATTTATGCTCACTTGCATCTATTGAAAGAGAAGGTGTAACTGTTCCTATTTTTAAACCCTATGAACAACCAAATGGTTTAAAGATTGCACCTATGCAAAAGCTTGATCCAGGCGTGTACCCAGAACATATGGTCTATCTTAAGTCAGCAGGCTTATGTGGCCAATCAGATTTAGTTGAAGTAGTCAATGGTAGAGTAAATATCATTGACTACAAAACTAATAAGGAGATTAAAACAGAATCATTCAAGAACTGGGAAGGAATGTCTGAAAAGATGTTACCACCAGTAGAACATTTGGATGATTGCAACTTTAATCACTATGCTTTACAGTTAAGTATCTACATGTATATTATCTTAAAGCATAATCCTAAACTTCAACCAGGAAAAATATTTATTCATCACATTACATTTGAAACAGAAGGTGAAGATCAATATGGATATCCTATTGCTAAACTGGATGGAAATGGAGAACCAAAGGTATTAGAAGTAATACCAATGCCGGTACCTTATCTTTATGATGAGGTTATCTCAGTTATCAATTACCTTAAGGAGAATCCTTATATTATTAAAAAGAAGTAATATGATTGTAAGACTATTTGATGTTCAAAATGGTAAAGTAATTCCTACAGAACATTGCTATACATTAAAAGCACTTAAAGACATTATGGATAATTATCCAGATGATTATCTTAAAATATACCTCTACCTATTTTATATGACATGTCCTAATCCAGACATGAATCCTTTCTTTCATACTCCAGAGATAGATAAAGAACACATTATTCTAAAAGAAATACAAGCAGAGTTCTCAACAGAAGATGATGATATACATACTGCTTTATTATTTTGCCAAAGAATGTATGAAACACCAACATCTAGAGCATATAAAGGAATGGCATCTATGTTAGATAGATTAGCTAGATACATGGAAACAACTACTATTACTGCTGGTAGAGATGGAAATATTAATTCACTAGTAGCTGCAGCCAAAAACTTTGATCAGATTAGAGCATCATTTAAAGGAGTATACAAAGATCTTCAAGATGAACAATCAAGTAAAGTAAGAGGTGGACAAGGATTAGCTTATGACAGTTAATTATGAGTGAGATTTATCAAGACATACCAACCTATGACAATGGAACATGGACAACAACAAGCTTTGAATCCAGAGAGAACTTCAGCAACTTCATATTTGGAGTTTTCAAAGAACCCGGTAGTTACGGATTTAACAGTACAACTAATCAGGTATTTATATCTGAGTCAAGAAAGTTTAGAGATACTGGAGTATATTGCACAGCCCCGTTCAAATCAAAAGACTTCATTGCCTATTGGGATGATCAAAAAGCAAAATGCAGGAAGGGGATAATTGTAAAAGATGGTGATAACATATGGTTTCTTGCAAGGGAATACTATATGTGGTTAAACTTTTTGCCAATCTTTGATAAGGAACAACAGAAGTTTGACTTTGCTAAAATTAGGGATGCACAGTATCATATGGCTCTATATGAGTTATTAGCTGAGTTAAACTATAAACATGCTGCTATTCTAAAGAAACGTCAGATTGCATCTTCTTATTACCATATGGGTAAGTTTATAAATCAGCAGTGGTTTGAAGCTGGGGTCACACTTAAGATGGGAGCAAGTCTTAAAGATTATATCAATGAGAAAGGATCCTGGAAATTCTTACAGGAATATGCAGCATTCTTAAATGAGCATACCGCATGGTATAGACCTATGTCTCCAGACAAGGTGATGATGTGGCAACAAAAGATTGAAGTAAGAAAAGGAGATAGAAAAACAGAAGTTGGTCTCAAAGGTACTATACAAGGTATGTCATTTGAGAAAGATCCAACAAATGGTGTAGGGGGTCCAGTAAAATACTTCTTTCATGAGGAAGCAGGTATTGCACCTAAGATGGATCAGACATATGAGTACATGCGCCCGGCCATGCGCTCAGGTATGGTAACTACAGGTATGTTTATTGCAGCAGGATCTGTGGGTGACTTGTCTCAGTGTAATCCTTTGAGAGATATGATTCTTAATCCACTTTCTAAAGATATCTATGCAGTAGAAACTGATCTTATAGATAACAAAGGAACTGTAGGTTTGTCAGGTTTGTTTATTCCTGAACAATGGTCAATGCCACCATATATTGATGAGTTTGGTAATTCAAAAGTAGAAGAAGCTCTTATAGCTTTAGATGCTCAATTTGAGCAATGGAAAAAAGAACTTTCTCCGGAAGACTATCAATTAAGGATTTCTCAGCATCCAAGAAATATCCAAGAAGCCTTTGCACACAGATCTGTATCAATATTTCCAACTCACTTGGTTGCTGCTCAGAGCAGAAGAATTGAAGAGAAAGAATATGCTTATGAGTATTTAGATATTTATACTGATGAGACAGGAAAAGTTGCTGTAAAACCTACAGATAAACAACCTATTAAAGAATTTCCAATAAGTAAAAAGACAGAAGATAAAACTGGTGTACTTGTTGTATGGGAAAGACCAATTAAAGATCCTACCTTTGGACAGTACTATGCATCTATTGACCCCGTTTCTGAAGGTAAGACAACAACATCAGAATCTTTATGTTCTATCTATATCATGAAAGCTCCTGTAGAAGTTACTAAAGTAACTGTAGGAGAAACAGAAACATACATAGAACCGGATAAAATTGTAGCTGCTTGGTGCGGTAGATTTGATGATATTAATAAAACTCACCAAAGGTTAGAACTAATTATAGAATGGTATAATGCTTGGACAGTAATAGAGAATAACATTTCACTATTCATTCAGTATATGATATCAAGAAAAAAACAAAGATATCTAGTACCAAAAAGTCAGATATTATTTTTAAAAGACTTAGGTGCTAATGCTAATGTATTCCAGGAGTATGGTTGGAAAAATACCGGTACATTATTTAAGGCACACTTACTAAGTTATACTATTGAATACTGCAAAGAAGAATTAGATGTAGAAACTAAGACTGATGGTACTATTGTAAGAACTAAGTATGGTATAGAACGTATTCCAGACCCAATGTTACTTAAAGAAATGCAAGAGTATGCTGATGGAGTCAACGTGGATAGACTTGTATCATTTGCAGCACTTGTGGCATTTATGAGAATCCAGCAAGCTAATAGAGGTTATTCTAAAAGAGTTATCATGGATGATGCTTCTAAAAACTTGCAAAAGTCAGATAATTTGTTTAAATTAAATAGAACCCCGTTCCGTCATATGGGTGGATCAGGTAAAGTTATTAATGGTCAAGTTTTTAATAGGTCAGCCTTTAAGAACTTAAAATAATAGATATGCAGGTATATAATGCTTTACAGTTAAAAAAGGGAGCAAAAGTTGAACAGAATAGGATGGGTAGTGTTACCCAACCTCTTCAATTTATTCCTAAGAAAGATAAGGATGAAGAATGGGCAGCTTGGAATCTTGACTGGCTTGAGTGGAATGGTTTAAAACAAATCCGTAGAAATGCACGCAGGCTTATGAAAAACTATAAGCTTGCAAAAGGTATTATTGATAAGTCTGATTATATAGTTGAAGAAAATAATGAATATAGAGATGTTGTTGAGTTACTTACTAGAGAAGATCCTACAGCATTAGAACTTAAGTTCTATCCTATTATTCCAAATGTTATTAATGTTCTTGTAGCTGAATTTGCAAAAAGAACTACTAAACTTACATACAGAGCAGTTGATGAGTTCTCATATAATGAGATGATTGAGCAAAAAAGAAAAATGGTTGAGGAAACTCTTATGGCCAATGCTCAAATGAAAATTGTAACTGCTATGTTAGATGCTGGTTTAGATCCAAATTCTCCAGAGGCACAAGAGCAAATAAATCCTGAAAATCTAAAAACACTTCCTGAGATTGAATCTTTCTTTAAGAAAGACTATAGATCAATGATAGAACAGTGGGCGTCACACCAACATAAAGTAGATGTTGAAAGATTCCGTATGGATGAATTAGAAGAAAGAGGTTTTAGAGATTCACTTATTACAGATAGAGAGTTCTGGCATTTCCATATGATGGAAGATGATTATGAAGTAGAACTTTGGAATCCTGCTGTTGTATTCTATCATAAGTCTCCAGATGCAAGATATATTTCTCAAGGTAACTGGGTAGGTAAAATTGATATGTTTACTGTTGCTGATGTTATTGATAAATATGGATACATGATGACAGAAGAGCAGTTAAAAGCTCTTGAAGCAATTTATCCTATTAGATCTGCAGGTTATAATATTGGAGGATTGCAGAATGATGGTTCATATTATGATGCAACTAAAACTCATGAATGGAATACTAATATGCCTTCTCTTGCATACAGACAATATACATCTGCTGTTGCAAATTCAATTTATAATGGAGGTGATATTATAAATCAAATCTTATCACAAGGTGAAGATTACTTTGATCAAGGTACCGCATTCTTACTTAGAGTAACTACCGCATATTGGAAGTCTCAAAGAAAAGTAGGACATCTTACTAAAATTACAGAAGAAGGAGAAGTTATCAATGAGATTGTTACTGAAGATTACTCAGTTACTGAAAAGCCAATATATGATACAAGACTCTTTAAAAATAAAACTAAAGAGAATCTTGTATTTGGTGAACATATTGATTGGATCTGGATTAATGAAACTTGGGGTGGAGTAAAGATTGGTCCAAATCTTCCTTCATTCTGGGGTATGAATAATCCTGGAGGATTCTCTCCTATTTATATTGGAGTTGGTAAGAATCATATTGGCCCACTTAAATTCCAATTTAAAGGTGACTCATCATTATATGGTTGTAAACTTCCAGTAGAAGGAGCTGTATTCTCTGATAGAAATACTAAGTCTACTGCTCTTATTGATTTAATGAAGCCATATCAAATTGGATACAATATTGTAAACAACCAGATTGCAGATATTCTAGTAGATGAACTTGGTACTGTAATCATGCTTGATCAGAATACATTGCCTAAACATTCACTTGGTGAAGACTGGGGTAAAGGTAATTATGCTAATGCATATGTTGCAATGAAGAACTTCCAGATTCTTCCTCTTGATACATCTATTACAAATACAGAGAATGCATTAAACTTCCAGCATTTTCAAAAACTTGATCTTGAGCAAACCAATAGGCTCATGTCAAGAATTCAACTTGGAAACTACTTTAAGCAACAAGCATATGAAGTAATTGGTGTTAACCCACAAAGAATGGGACAACAATTATCTCAGACTACTGCTACTGGAGTAGAACAAGCTATGGCAGCATCATATGCACAGACAGAGATATACTTTATCCAACACTGTGATTATCTAATGCCTAGAGTACACCAAATGCGTACTGACTTAGCACAATATTATAACTCTACAAAACCATCTGCTAGACTATCTTATATTACATCTGCAGATGAAAAAGTAAACTTTGAAATAGAAGGTACAGATTTATTAATGAGAGATCTTAATATTTTTGCTACAACTACTGCTAACCATAGAGCTGTTCTTGAACAGTTAAAGCAAATGGCAATGCAGAATAATACTACTGGTGCTTCTATTTATGATCTTGGTAAAGTTGTTCAATCTGATTCAATTGCTGAATTAAATAATGCTCTTAAAGATTCTGAGCAAAAACAACAGCAAATGAAACAACAAGAGATGCAACAACAACAGCAAATGCAAGAACAAGCTCTTCAGGCTAAAGCTCAAGAAGAAAAACTCAAGAGAGACTTTGATATGGCTGAAGCTGAGAAAAACAGACAAAGAGATATTCTCATTGCTGAAATTAGAGCTGCAGGTTATGGCGCTGCTGTTGATGTTAACAAAAATGAAATGTCTGACTATCAAGATGCAATGAAAGATATCAGACAAAGTGAGCAATATCAAGAGCAAAACAATCTACAAAGAGAGAAGCAAGTAAATGAAAATATGAGACAATCTCAAAAAATGGATATTGAAAGAGAAAAAATTCAAGCCCAAAAAGAGATTGCAGATAAGCAATTACAGATAGCAAGAGAGAATAAAAATAAATTTGATAATAAAACAGAAAAGAAGAAATAATCTTTTAGCTATATAGTCCAGAAAATTATGCTAACTGTTTTAAATATTTGAAGTTTATTTTGTATATTAAATTATAAACAAAACCAACAAATATGGAAGAAACCAACAAAAAACCTGATGATCAGGTCCAAGACTCTACAACGGTAGGTCAGGTAGATGTAAATATTGATGAGCTATTTGGAATGCCTGGTGCTGAAAGTGTAATGCTTCCATCAGATGATTCAGATAATAATAAACAAACGTCAGTCTTTTCTAAACCAAAAGATGTAGACACAACGTTCCTTGACAAACCTGCAACTAAAGCAGGTGATGATAGTAGTGATAACAACACTAATGTTTCTTCAGCAGAAGTTGATGATGCAATTGCTCAACTTGATGACATGATCACTCAAGAAGAAGAGACTGGAAATAAAGGAAGACCAAAGGTTGATAAATCTGGTCTTTCTGAGTTAGCTCAGAAAATGATTGAGGAAGGTACACTTATTCCATTTGATGATGATAAACCATTAGAGGAATATACTACCAAAGATTTCCGTGAATTATTTGAAGCTAATTTTCAAGAAAGAGAAAATAAAATTAGACAAGATACTCCAAGAGAGTTCTTTCAATCTCTTCCAGAAGAACTTCAGATTGCAGCTAAATATGTAGCAGATGGTGGAACAGACCTTAAGTCTTTATTTAGAACTCTTGCTCAAGTTGAAGAAGTAGTTCAATTAGATCCATCAAATGAATATGATCAAGCAGAGATTGCAAGACAATATCTTTATGCTACCCAATTTGGCACTCCTGAAGAAATTGAATCTGAAATTAATGATTGGGCTGATCTAGGTAAACTTGAGCAAAAAGCAAATCAGTTTAAGCCTAAGTTAGATGCAATGCAAGAAGAAATTATTGCAAGACAGTTAGCAGAGCAAGAAGCAAGAAAAGAACAACAAGCTGCACAGGCAAAAATGTATACAGATAATGTATATAATACTTTGTCAAAAGGAGAACTTGGTGGAGTTAAACTTGATAGAAAAGTACAAAGTTTATTGTACTCTGGATTAGTTCAACCTAACTATCCATCCATATCAGGTAAACCTACTAACATGTTAGGTCACTTACTAGAAAAGTATCAGTTTGTTGAACCAAGACATGATCTTATTGCAGAAGCACTTTGGTTGCTTGCAGATCCAGATGGATATAAAGGTAAGATAAAAGAACAAGGTTCAAAGAAAACAGTTGAAGATACTGTAAGAAAATTAAAAACAGAAGAAAGTAGAAAGATTAGTTCATCTACTATTTCTGAAGATGATAATACAAGAAGAACACAAAAACAACAAAGAACCCTCTCAAGACCAAATAATTTGTTCAAGAGATTTTAATTAGTAACAATTTAAATTAATATATACAATGGCAACTCCAGTAATGAACAATGGTATATTCCTTAGGGATACCGCTTACAACGCAAGTTCCCATGTGGATTCTTACCACTTGGTGAACATGCTGAAAGATGCAGAGCCAATGGACCTTGGTCCAGTGGATCTTTGGGCTATGTCCCAAAAGGTTGAAATGCCTCTTTATCAAATGTCATCATTTGGTGGAAAAAATGTTATCATGGTTGATAACGCACGTGGGGAATACAGATGGCAAACTCCGGTTTCTATTGACCTTCCTTACATTGTTGAAGATGTTGAACCAGGCAATGACTTTAAAGGTGTTGATGGTACTACATTCCGTATCAAACTTAACAAAAGAGAATTTGGACATGGTGATATCATTACCTATGACAAATACAATGGAGTTGAGATGTACATCACTGCAGAAGATATTCTTCCATTAGGTGATGGTTTTATCTATACTGTTCAGTTGGTAAACAATGACAACTACAAATACATTGATAACAAGTATTTGGCTAATGGTACAAAAGTATTCCGTAAAGGTTCTGCAAGAGGTGAGTATGGTGAAAGATTTTCTGACATCATTACTAATGCTGGTTTCCGTGAATTCTACAACTACGTAGGTGGTGCAGAAGCTCACGTACACTATTCTATTTCTAGCCGTGCTGACTTGATGATCAAAGGTGGAATGAATGCAGATGGTACAGTTCCTGTAACTGAGATCTGGAGATCATTTGACAAAACTATGGATCCATCAATCACTTCTTTGGAAGACATGGTTAAAGTAATGGGTAAAGATGCTGTTAAAAAAGCATTTGACAATGGCAACTTGTCACGTACATTCTTAACTAATATGGAAGCTGCTCACTTGAGCAAAATTGCAATTGACATTGAAACATACCTCATGTGGGGTCATGGTGGTAGAGTACGTCAGGATGGTCCAGATGATGTTAGATTGTCTGTGGGTCTTTGGAAGCAGTTGGATAACTCATTCAAAAGAGTATACAACAAAAATAACTTCACACTTGACTTGTTCCGTTCTGAGATCTACAACTTCTTCAATGGTAAAGTTGAATTCCAAGGTCCAGATCCAAAACGTAGCCTAGTTGTACAAACTGGTATGGGTGGTATGCGTATGGTTAATGAGGCTATCAAACAAGAGGCTATCTCTTCTGGTCTTCTTATCCAGGCTGCTGATATCGGTGCAATCACTGGTAAAGGTATGGACTTGAACTTTGGTTTTGCTTACACTTCTTATGTTATCCCATTCTTGGCTAACGTTAAGTTTGTGTTGAACCCAGCATTTGATAACGTTCATACAAATGATATTGAGAACCCAATCATTGATGGTTTCCCATTATCTTCTTACTCATTCATTATCTTTGATATCACTGATAACACTAATGACAACATCTTCTTGTTGAAATTGTCTTGGGATAATCAATTGAAGTGGTGGTATCAAAATGGTACTATGGACTACATGGGCCGTACACAAGGCTTCCAGTCTTCTGGTCAGTTCAATGGTTACCGTGTAATGATGAGCCAAACAATGCCAGCTATCTGGGTTAAAGACCCAACTAAAGTTTTGAAAATTGTTATGAGAAACCCTGTAACTGGTGGATCATTCTAATCTAAACTAGAAAGGATAGGGAGGGGGAAACTCCTCCCTTTTTTTCTTTATATTTAACCAACAAATAATAAAACCAACAAAACATGGAAAATTTCACAATGGTAGAAACCGGTGGAGGAAGAGTAAAGCAAACAGCTATTGCAGTCCGCCCGTTCTTTGACAACTCAGTCTCTAATATGGGATTGGAAAATTATGGCTTATCTCTATATGATGGAGTTAAGCACTTTGAACAACTTGCTTGCCTTGAGCAAAATGGAGTTATTAGATATCTTACTGGTCTAAATGAATTTGCACCAGAGATTAAACTTCTTAAAGCTGAAGACAAAGAAGCAAGAGTAAGAGAAATTAGAACTGCTGTTGCTGAACTTGAAACAGAGTTAGCAGCAAATGTTTTAGATATTGAGGATCCTCAGTTCTGGAATAAAGTAAAATTACTTAAACCTGACAATAAAGAATTCTGGAATAGAATTAATATTGCTTGTGGTAATGAACCTGTATTCTTAGATCCTACAGATCCCTATGATAGAATTAAACTATATGCTATTGAAGCTGGTGGTTTTTCTATTGTAGCAAAAAGTTTTGATGATGCAAGATCAAGAGCTGTTCCGCCTAAGTTTTACTTAGATAAACAAGAGCAGACAGTTATTGCAAGAACTGAATACAAGAAAATGCGTAACAAAGCACTTTCTGAACTTCAGAAATTATTTGACAAGAACAGTACTAAACTATTCTACGTAGCTAAAGTAGTGGATGGTAACAGTACACAATATAGAAAGTCAACACCTAATGATGTTATGTATGAGAATATGGACTTGTATATTAATGGAGAAGGAGTTGAAAGCAACAAAGAAAGAGCAGCTAAGTCTTTCCTTGAAGCTGTAAACATGGATATGGAAACACTTAAAATTAAATCAATTGTAAGAGATTCCGTATTTTTTAAGTATATTATTAATAAGGCTGATGGTTATATTTATCACGCTAAGACTAATGCATTATTAGGAAGAAACGTGTCAGATGTAATTGAGTATTTAAAGAGTCCTCTTAATGAGGATGTTCTTACAGATCTCAACAAAGCCTGTGAGAAATTTTGGAACTCTTAAAACTAAATAAAATGAAAAAATATCAATCTGGTGGTAGTCCTATGAGACCTACAATGAAACCTTCTACAAAAACAGGACCTGGTTATAAACCCTCTCAAGGTGCACCAAAAGTAACTATAACACCAAAAGCAAAAACAGGTGGTATGGTAAATTCAAATGCTAAAGTATCTGCATTAAAAACTGCAGGATCAAAAGGCGTTAAGTCTGGTGTTAATCCTAAAGTTACTGCATCCAAAGTTGCTAAAGGTAGAGTTGGTGGAACAAGTGCTGCACCAAAGACTGCTGTACCAAAAGCAAAAATGGGTGGTAGTATGAAAGGTAAAAAATGTTAAGATGCCAAAAGACGCATGCTATAATAAAGTAAAAGCACAGTATGCTGTGTTTCCTTCAGCAAGAGCTTCACAAGCAATTGCTAAATGTAGGAAGGGTTCTGGTAATGTTAGAAAAACAAAAGCAGGGGCTGACTTAAAAAGATGGCAAGCAGAAAAATGGCAAGATACAAAATCTGGTAAACCTTGTGGATCCGGTGGTAAAAATGAATACTGCCGGCCAACAAGGAAAGTATCTAAGGATACACCTAAAACTAAATATGAATTAACTCCTTCTAAACTTGCTGCTAAAAAAGCTGAAAAGTCAAGAGTAGGTATGGGTAGAAGAGTTAAAAAAGCATAACTATGGCAAAGACTAGAGCGCAACAAGCAGCAATTGCTATCTCAATGAAGAAAGCTGGTAAGAAACCAAAAATGCAAAATGGTGGAAGTTCCTCTATAACTGTAAGAAAAGTATCTTCAAATGATCCTTATGAAAAAGCAAAAAGAGATTATGAAATGAAGAAACTTACTTTAGATGCTAAACATAAAATGGATAAATTAAAAGCATCTAAAAAAATGCAAGATGGTGGTTCTACAAGATCTGTTCAAGGTGCGCCTAAACCAGCTAAATTAATTCCACCACAAACAATGAAAACTGTTAGATGGGATGGTGGTAATACTGGCTTACAAGTACCTAGTTATATGGTAAATGAAACAGGTAGCCCATTACCTCAGTATGAAGCAACGATAAAAGATAGACTTAAGAAAGCAGGTAAATTATCTTTTGGTGGTACAATAAAGAAAAAATAAAATGGCAAAGTCACCAGCATGGCAAAGAAAAGCAGGAAAGAATCCATCAGGAGGTCTTAATGCTAAAGGTGTGGCTTCTTATAGAAGAGAGAATCCGGGCAGCAAACTTAAAACTGCTGTGACAACTAAACCATCAAAACTTGCTCCAGATAGTAAAGATGCTAAAAGAAGAAAATCTTTTTGTGCTAGAATGGAAGGGCACAAAAAGAAAAATACATCAGCTAAAACTGCAAGGGATCCAAATAGTAGAATAAATAAATCTTTACGTAAATGGAACTGTTAAATAAAACATGTACAAAATGTAAAGTAGATAAGCCTCAATCTGCTGAGTATTTTCCATTACATAATAAAACAAAGTCTGGATTTGATAGTTGGTGTAAAAGTTGTAGAGCTAACTATAGAAGTGAGACAAGAAGAGGTACATATAGATCTATGATATCAGATACAGAGTTAAAAGATATAATAGAAACAGTAACGGAATGTGTGATTTGCGGGTCAACTGAAAAACTAGTAGTTGATCATTGTCATACCACAAATGTTATTAGAGGAATGCTTTGTAATCATTGTAATAGAGGACTGGGTCATTTTAAAGATGATCCACAACTATTAGAGTTTGCAAGAATATATTTATTATCTTATAATAAAGATTCTTCTGAAGCCAATGATTATTTAAGAAAGTGGAACTGTTAAAATTATATATTATGAAAAAAATGTGTGCTAAGTGTGGCGGCTCTGTGAAAAAAATGGCTAAAGGTGGTTCAATGAAAACTACTGTAGGTTCTAAGTCTGCTAAATCTTTTATTGCTGGTATTCCAAATAGTGGTCCAACAGGTCCTAACTATCAAGGCGTAGATACTATGAAAAAAGGTGGTATTGCAAAAGCAAAATTTGGTGCAACAGTTGCTGTAAAAGCATCTTGTAAAAAAGGAATGGTTAGAGGTGCTGATGGTAAATGTGTTATGGAAAGACCTAAGTTTGCTAAAGGTGGCTCATCATTTGGCATGCTTTCAGTAAAAGCTGGTATTGATAAAAATCCAAAACCTACTGCTGCTGATAGAATTGCTGGTGCTACTAGAAAAATGAAATCTGGTGGTATGATGAAAGCTAAAAAGAAATAATCATGAAATCACCTGGCAAATTAAAACCAATGATTGGTCCTGTACCTAGTACAGTTAAGAAACCATTAAAAGCTGGTATGTATGCTAAACCTGTACCAAAAAAAATGGCAGAAGGTGGTAACTGGATTCAAGGTGCTATTAAAAAACCAGGAGCTCTTAGAGAGCAACTTGGTGTAAAAAAAGGTGAAAAGATTCCTAAAGCTAAATTAGCGGCAGCTGCTAAGAAAGGTGGTAAGCTTGGTCAAAGAGCAAGACTTGCAATTACTCTTGGTAAAATGCGTAAAAAATAATAACAAATGTTAAACAGTACAATTGAAATAAAGATCAAGCAACGGCTAAATAAATTAGATAGCCAAGACTATGACAACATTGAATGTTGGCAAATAGTTGAGGCATTTAATAAAGCTCAAGTTGAGTGGACTAGAAGACAATTGCACGGAATTAATATTGTTAAAGAAGGTGATGAAGGTTCAACTAGAAGAAAAGATGATCTTCAAGTTCTTTTAAATACTCAAGCTATTTCACTTACTAATGAGCAATACTATTATTTTGGAAATCTTCCAGAAAATTATCTTCAGTGGAAAAGGGTAGATGCTTATGCTAAAAATGAGTGTTGTGAAAAAAGAAGAATGACAGTTTATCTTGTACAAGAAGGAGATCTTAACATTCTTTTAAGAGATAAAGCTAAACAACCAAATTTTGAATGGGCCGAAACTTTTGCTACTCTTATTGGTAATACAACACACATATATACAGATGGTAAATTTGAAATTCAAAATGCTAATCTTATATATTATAGACAACCCATTAAAATTCAAATTCAAGGTTGTGTAGATCCTTATACAGGAATTCAATCCACACAAAATGTAGAATGTGAATTTAAAGATGATATAGTAGAAGTAATAATTGATGAAGCAGTAAGTATTCTTGCCGGAGATATTGAATCAGGTAATCAGTTCTCAAGAGGAACAGAAACTGCAGAACGTAACAACTAATAAAAATGGATAAACCTAGAATGTTAAAAAGAGATGCTGCCCCTGTTGCAACTTATGCAACTGCAAGTTCATCAGCAAATTGTGATACAATGACAGCAGCATGTGTATCTGAACTTATGAATGCAGGAACAAGTTTTCATAAGTTGCACTTAAAAGTAACTGGTACTGGATCATTTGCAGCACATAAAGCTTTAAATGAATTATATGATGCATTTCCTGGGCATGCTGATGATTTAGCAGAAGGTTATCAAGGTGCTGCAGAAAAGTTACTTACATACTCTGAAGTAGCTCCAAGAACATTAAATTCAGTAGATGATGCTTTATCTTACTTAAGAGATCTTACGAATATGGTAAATGCATTACAAGCAAAAATGCCCTATTCAGAAATTGTAAATAGTCTAGATGGAGTAAAAGATACAATCAACTCTGGTAAATATAAATTAAAGTTCCTAAAATAATTTTGGAAGTTTAAAAAACTTTCACTATATTATAGTATATATTTATTAATTAAAACTTAGAAAAAATGGCTTATTTTAATCATGCTTTTGAAAAAGCATTTTTAGGTACAGGTGCTAGCCGTGTAGGTGCTACTGTAACTAAATTAGATGGCACAACAGTTTCTACAAGTACTAGCTTTGGTTATGTAACTACAGATGGTGTGCCTACTTATGGATTAAACCAATTAAAAGCATCAGCTGCATCAGAGTATGCAAATGGTTATTTTGGTTTCTTTAGTCCATCAACTAACCTAACTATTACTCCAACTGGTTGTTGCAATGTTTATCTTGCAGGTTCTGCAATTTATGACAATGACAAAATTGGTCCATTAGCAGGTGGTTATCAAGAGACTAACAAGTCTAAAATGATCAATCCTAAATATGTATCACATTTTTATTCAGTAGCTCCATGTAGCCCACAGAATAATGTAATTCACGTAGGTTCTACTTACTGGACTGCAGGTGGTGGTGTATTAACCGGATCTATTACAACTCCAGGTGTAGGATATGCTCCTAACTCTGCTACTCCAACAGTAGTAGGTACAGTAAATGTAACTGGTACAGGTACAGGTTTGGAATTAGCAATTACAATTGCTGCTGGTGTTCCAACAGTAACAGAAATTATTAATCCTGGTAAAGGTTATGTAGCAGGTAATACTGTAAGAATTGCATCACCTACAGGAACTCCAGGTACTTTTGCAGTTTATACTATTGGTACTGTAACTGCTTCACATCCACAAACAGGATGTGGTGCTACTTATGAGTGCTGCAAAGAATTCTTATGTGGTGAAACTTATTATCTCCGTTTGGATGTTAAAGGTTCTCCTGCACTACGTTTCTTAAATCACAATGCTTATGCAACTATTGATGCATATACAGGATGCTGTGCTCCAGATGCTATTTCTCCAACTCCAGTAGATTCTACTCTTGTAATGATTGCTTGGGCAAATGGAATTGTAAACAATCCAATTGTTTCTCCATTTATTCAACCAGTAGTACAAGCTGAAAATGGATCTATTTGGTATGCTCCAGGAACTTCTGCTGCTTTCTTAACTGCAAATGGTGCTGATACTTGGGATAACTATGTATCTGCTGGTCATATTGATGGTGCTTGTGCAGGTTTGATTTTGAATGGTGCTTATGTTGACACTAGATTTGGTGACTGTACATTCCAAGTTTCTGACTTCTATGAAAAAGAGCCAGTTAGACTTTATGCTTCTGAGGTTGACTTAACCGGTGAGCCATGTTTATTTGATAGTCTATGTGTAGTTACTGAGTGTGAAGGTTTGCAAGTTCAAGGTTTAGGTGAGACAGTTCTTAGAGAACTTACTCTTTCTGAATCTTACAGACAAAACTTCTTAGCTACTGACTTCCGTATCCGTGAGATTACTCAAGGTAACCAAATTATTGGTGCTATTGACCGTGGTGGTTTATACTACAGATACGTACTTATCCACAATGTACCACGTTTCAATAACCCAACTGGTACATTTGATAATGATCAATATGCATTAACTATTTACTCACAAAATGCTTTAGCTACTTTTGTTTCTGAAGTAACATCATGGTTGACAAGTTGTGATAATGCATGTAACATTGAGGCATTCTCATGTGATACTGTATGTGACGTTCCAATTAACTTCCCTACAGTTCCAGTGTACAATCCTTACAATGTAGTTTCTTGTAACTAAGAGTAACAAAGAATAAAAATCTAAAAGGGGAGAAGAGTTACAAACTCCTATCCCCTTTTTTTATTAAATACTTATGGCTAATCACGTATTAAGTTTAGAAGTTCCAACAGTTATGAATACCTGTATCCTAAAGATTATGGATACAAGTGTATATTCTGATTTGTTGCCAGTAACATGTCCTACATTAAATGTAACTGTTCCTGGGTTTGCATACTCTGTTCAACTAGAAGGAACTCAAATGATTGAGTTTGTAGCAAGTGGACATATTACACTAACAGCTTGTGATCTTAATTTACAGACATCAAACTGTGGAACTCAGTACGCTAATTTACCAGATGGTATTTATGTAATTAAGTATAGTGTTTCTCCTAATGATCAGGTATTTGTAGAATACAATCATATGAGAATTAGTTATGCTTTAAATAAGTATTATAATATTTTGTGTGAGGTGGACGCTAATGCATGTGAGCCACCACTTAAAACAAAACAAAGACTTGAGCAACTTGGCTTAATCAAAATGTATTTAGAAGCAGCTAAAGCAAAAGTAGAATTTTGTCATGAGCCGCAGAAAGGTATGACACTTTATAACTACGCTCTAAAAATGTTAAATAAACTAGACTGCGTAAATTGCTAACAATTTAAAACCAACAAAAAATATGGCAACGTGTCCTAATTGTAAAAACAAAATGTCATGTGGATGTCAGAAAAGACAAGCATCAGATGGCAAAACAGTATGTTCAAAATGCCTCAATAATTATGAGGCAGATTTGAAACAAAGACAAACAATGGAAACAGTATCTCAAACAAATCAAGTTTGGGGAAAAGATAGATATAAAACAACTACATAATGTCATTTCCACCACCACCCCCTCCTCCTGGATTTTCTGCAACATGGTTTGCTTTTGAGCCTTGCTGTGGAGGAAACATTATATATTTTAGACATGATGGAACAACTTTTGCTCCAAATGAAGGTATAAGTATATATACGGGTCCAGCAATTCAGGGGTATGATACTGAAAATGAAGAATATGTTACTTTAACAAATCAGTGTTATAAAATTTATAGGGGTGATGCAACTGATCCAGCAAGTCCAATTAATGGAACAAACTATTACAACTTAAATGAAGTTCCAAGTTTTACTCCTTCTAATTATACTTGGGACAGTACAACAACATATGAAACTGCTTGTGGAGATGAGACTCCTGGATTTTGTCCAGAGTGTGTAACGCAATGTTATTCTCTTTATCCATGTGCAGGTGATATTCCTCCAGTTACAACTGATACAGATTTATCTGCATATGTAGGTACTTATGCGTGGATACAAGTAAATGCTGATTTTGGTTATGCATGTTTTTTTGTAGCTCTTGCACCAGATTGTCTCAATGCAATTACAGTATCTGTAGATGGTGATACACCATGTTCATGTAACTGTGAGTGTTATGAAATTATTGGTACTGCAAAAGTAGATTATGTAGATTGTGATGGTACTCCTGTAAGTACATTTGTAGATGGTTATTGGAAAGGATGTTCTCAAGTATATCCATTTACAAATCCAAGTCCAGGACTTAATCTTACAGTTGTAAGTCATGGTAATTGTATAGAAGGTCAATGTCCAACAGAATGTTATGAACTTAGAGATTGTGATGAAATATTAGATTCAATATTTTCTACAGCAGAATCTTTATCTCCATATGCAACACTTGGGCAAATAGTACAAATTGAAGGATATACAAATTGTTGGAGAGTAACTACAGCAGAATCATGTGATTGTGCTATTAATGTAGTGGTTACGCAAGTATATGATACATGTGAAGAATGTAATCCTGCACCTAACTATTTACTTACTAACTGTGATGATTCAACTACACTAATTTATACATCATCTGATCTTAGTACATATGTTGATCAAGTTGTAGAATTAAATCCTGATTGTCCAGGTTGTTGGATTGTCAGTGAAATCAATGGACCAATTCCATCTGATGTACCAGTTTCAGTTTTAGTAGCATTTGATGATTGTGAAGCATGTAAAACTACATACTATGTACTTTCAGATTGTGCAGAAATTGAAGCTGACATAATTACATCAACGGATTTATCAGATTATATTGGTCAAACAATTACTCTTGAATGGTGTCCTACAACATGTTGGACTGTAGCAGTATCACAAACAAGTTTAAATGCAGGTGTTCTTGGAAATATAGCACAAGAATTTGATACTTGTTTAGCATGCCTTACAAGCTTTCCTTGTATATGTTCAAGAATTAAAAATCATGATACAGTAGCACATAACTATGACTATCTAGATTGTGAAGGAACTGTACAAACTATTACATTACTTTCAGGAGAAAGATCTGAAAGAATATGTATGGCACATTGGTTATCATCTTATCCAACAGATTATGTAGAATACTTTGGTAATTGTACTAATGGTGAATGTCCTCCACAAATTTATCCAAAAAGAAATGTAGAACCAGGATATGTTACCCCAATCTGTAGTACAGAGAAATATGAAAAGATAACATGTAAGGCTTCAGAAATATTATACAAGTCAGTTCTAGAACTTAGATATGGTATTAGTAATTGTTGTCCTGAAGAAAATGATAAATGGTTAGTTAAAAAACAATTAATTGATTTGCAAGCTTTAAGAGATCCATTATATGTATGTGAAGTTCCTGCATGTGGATGCGGTCAAACTACATGTGGTTGTAATACCTTAAACACTTGTAATTGTAATTAATAATTAGTATATTATAGATATGAAACCTTTGAACCTAGATAATAAACCTTGTAGTCCAATTTCCTCTAACTGTGTGATTTGGCAAGGACCAGATATCCCATGCATTAAGCTTTGCACAGGTGACACTGTATCAGATGTTGTTGGTAAATTGGCTACAGAATTATGTGCAGTTCTAGATACATTAAATGTTACAAATTATGATTTGTCATGTTTTAATTTAACAGCATGTGGTCCAAATGATTTTCAAGCACTTGTACAATTTTTAATTGAACAGATTTGTGCATTACAAACTGAAGTAAATACACTTGCTGATCCAGCTACTAGTCCAATTGTAAATACAACTAAATCAACAGGAGCAGATACATTAGTTTCTGTTGCACCATGTTTTGTTGTAGGTACAACTACTGTAATGACTGTATCAGAATATGCTCAAGCAATTGGAACTAAAGTGTGTTCAATAGTTTCTCAAATTTCTGCAATTAACGCAAATATTAATAACTTAGATATAAGAGTTACTGCTCTTGAATCAGCACCTGCTCCTGTATTTACATTACCATCAATTCCTGTTGACTGTACACTTAGTGGTACTATTGTTTCTCCAGGGTCTTATGTAATTGATCAAGTTTTAAATGCTTTAATCAATGATGATACTTATGGTTACTGTGCATTAAAATCTGCAACAGGAGAACCTGCAGCAATTACATCTGCAGTTCTTTCTCAATGTATTGCAGACACTGATTTGTCATTAGAATTTGGAACTCAGTTTCAAGTTGCATATGCTGGTACATGGGTTACATCTGCAAGTTTAAATACTGCAGCAGACGCAATTAATAATTTGTGGATTGCAATTTGTGATATTTATAACTATGTAAGTAATTATTCAGTTACAGTTGCTAACACAGCAACAGTAAATCTTGATAATACAACAAATGTAATTACTGCAAATATTACAGATTCTGGTTGGGTAGATCTTCAAGGATTTGCATTTTACTCAGGAGTAACAAAACCACAATGTAGAAGAATTGGTAATCAAATTCACTTTAGAGGAACTGTCTTTGTTCCATTAGAAAATCCAGCTTCTGCAGGAAGTGTAATTGTATTAACATCAACTAGTGCATATAATTCTATTGCAGGTTGTACAACTTGGAGTGGTGTAGGTGGATGTTCAATTAGTGCAAATGGAGCTATTTCATTTAACAATGGCGGTTCTGTAATCCCAACATCAGTCACTGCAGGAAACTTAGATAGTATTTATACAAAAGCTTGGGATGTTGCTCTTAGACCAATTGATGTTAATCCTTCTTATGGTACATGTTTAACATCTGCAATTAGAGTTAGTATTACTTCAACAAAAGGATTGACAGTTCAGTTAGTTCATGATATTGAAATTACTACAACTAGAGGTGCAGGTATTCAAGGTAATTCACCATTAAGATTAATTACAAGTAATGTGAGAGCGGGTGAATATCTTCCTAACTATATTGCTACCGGAACAGATATTCATAATGCACCATCTAATGCTAATTTTCCATTAGTATCAGATACATTTAATTTAACATGGCCATTCACTTGTGATGCTGGTAATGAAAATCAAATTGGAGGATTTAACTTTTCAATTGATGGTTTAGTAGCTTATGTAGATCCATGTAATACTGAAACCGGATTCTCAACTGTTTGTCCATAATACTAAAAAGATATGTCACTAAATAAATGCAAAAATTGTGGATGTGAAGATGGCTTAGTTACTCTTCCACCATGTCCTACACCAGCAGGTTGTCCAGATCCAGAACCATGTTCAGAAGTATTTGATGCACAATGTATTATTTACACTGGTACACCTATTGTATGTGGGGATGTAGAAATTGTTCCTAGTAATACAAATGTTGCTGAAGCATTAAGATTAATTGTTCAGTATCTCTGTCAAGGATAAAAGAAGTTACAGTTTGTTGGTTTCTGTGACAACAAGGCAAAGCCCCTGCACTCGCGGGGGTTTTGTTTTATCACTATATTTGCTAAAGTGAGTTATTTTTAGTATATTAATCTATATAGTATGAAAGATTTTAAAACCCCAGATCTTAAAGCTCCACGCTTTAGACCAAAGGTTCATAATATAGCAAACAAAAAGTTCTTTGATAGTTTTAGAAAGAAGTATCCAAAGTATAAAGACTTAAAGGATTCAGAGCTTAGAAAAATAATTAAATATTTTAATAAGCAGGCATATCATCTTGCGGTAGAAAACAGAGATGGTATACAACTACCTGAGTCAGTAGGTTGGATATTTATTGGGACATGCCAAACAAGTGTAAAGAAAAATATTGATTTTGCTAAGTCAACAAAGTATGGAGTGACAGTAACAAATAAAAATTGGGAAACAGATGGTAAACTAGCTAAAATATTTTATACAAATTATGCTATTAAGCATAAGATGAAAAATAAAGAGTATTGGGGATTTACAGCTTGTAGAGATTTTAAAAGATTAGTATCTAAAACTTATCCTGAAAACTGGCCAATGTATATAGTAGTTGACCCCCATCAAAAAATAAAACTAGACTATCAAAAAACTTATTATAAAGACCTGTTACAAAAAAGAGAACAGGAGGCATTAAAAAATTATAATGACTTTGATCTATGAGTACAATTGGTGAATCAATATCTAGAGTTAGGAATGCTCTTAAAGCTGTTAAAGAAGATGCCTTCTTAACAGATAGGACCATCTTTTTTGCTATAACTAAATATGCTCAAACTCTTCTCAAGAGAGAAGATAATCAGTTTAAACTGATGAAGATGAGTTCTATATTTCAAGTGTTACCTTATCTTGAACTTATAGATGTTGATAAAGTTCAAGCAGGATGTATTGGTGTACATTCAGGTTGTTATTTTAAAAGAACAAAAGATAAAGTACCAAGTATTTTAAATGGATCATTTGGACCAATTATACGTACAGTATCTTCAATTGATGGAACTTTAGAACTATATAGAACGGAGCCAGGTATTTGGCTTTCTATGACTAAGACAACAACTTTTAAATATAATAAAAATTTGTACTTCTGGTACTTAGATGACTATTTGTACTTTCCTAATTTAGATTGGGAAGCTATAAGAATGGAAGCAATTTTTGATGGATATGTGGAGTCTTGTTCAAGTGATCCATGTGAACTAAAACAAAATATGCCTTTAAATATTCCTGCATATTTATTTTCTGAAGTAGAACAATATACTGTCAAGGAACTAGCAATGAGTTTACAAATACCGCCTGATCAAGTTGATGATGGTCAAAATATTCTTAGATAATGGATTTTAACTACACATTAAGATATAGAACCTTTGATGAATTATTACATGATGTAATGATTGATTTCAGTACTTTCTCTTTAGAGAATATGATTGAACCTCAGCAGTTAATTAAACTTGTAAAGAAGATTAACTATGATCTTGGTTTAAGAATTAATCAAACAAGAGAAGTAATTTTAGATGTATCACATGGTAATGTAAAACTGCCAGATGATTTTTATACATTCAATTTTGCATCAATTTGTGGACATTTTACAGAGCACATTGGTTATGATGGTTATGTTGGTGGTACAAATATTCAAGAAGTACCTTATGTTGAAACACCAGCTACAGTAGATGTATGTGCACCTATTACTATAAACTGCTCTGTATGCAACGCAAATCCATGTAATCATACTGCAGCATGTCCAGACAATACATGTCCTGCTACATGTATTCCTGATCCTATTCCTACAGAATATAATCCTTTAGCTCCTTATGGAGATGTTTGCACAAGACCAAGAGTTTTTATGAACTGTAAAGGAGATAAGTATGAACTTATTCAAGTTATTAGCAATCCTGGTGTAACAAGAGTATATACACAATTGCTTCCATTAAGAATGAGAGCAAGTGAAAATATAGATTGTGAATGTCCAAACTTATATTGGAATGTTCCAAATGAAGGTTGGATAAAAGGAGGATTCTTATTTACTACATTTGACACAGGTAAAGTATATTTAAACTACCAGGGTCAAATGGAAGATGAGAATGGTAACTTATTAGTTCCAGATCATGATCTTCTTAATGAATATTATGAGTATGCACTTAAGTCTAGAATACTTGAGAACTTATATATGAATGGAGAAGATGTTGCACAAAGAATACAGTTAATAGAACAAAGACTAAGATCTGCAAGAAATGCTGCATTAAGTCTTGTTAATACACCAAACTTTAGAGAAATGGCTCAAATGTGGTGGATAAATAGAAAAGCTATGTATAGTAAGTACTATGATATGTTTAAGTCATATGATATACTTAAAGGATATAATAGAGTACCTGGGTCCAATACAATAAGATAATGGCAAAGAATATCCAGAATACATCTCAAAATGTTACTAACACATTTATAAAAGGTCTTAATAAAGACTCTGATCCTTCATTTGTACAAGAAGGAATGTGGACACATGCACGTAACGCTTCTAATAATACTATAGAAGGTAACTTAGGCACATTATCTAATGAAGCCTCTAACTTTTTATGCATTACAACTGGTGCTACAATGCCTGCATTTGGTACTAATCCTGTTGTAACTAAATATATTGTTGGAGCAATACAGTTATTTTCAGATAAATGGATTATATATACAGCAGGTCATGATGCTAATGGAGTATCAATCATGTCAGAAATTGGTTTGTTAGAAGAAGAAAGATGCATCTATAGACCTATTGTTCAAGATGAATGTCTTGGTTTTGATAAAAGATTTTTAATATCTGGTTCTGCAAGGGAAAAAGAAGATTGTTCTTGGCAAGTATATTGGGCAGATGGATTAAATCCTGATAGAATATTAAATGTTGGAGATCCACAAACTTGGCCAGATAGTTCATTTCAATGGGAAGCTAATACACTAATTAATCCCAATCAATCATCTTATAATAGTGTTATTAACTATTATGTAGATTCTAATGGTGATAGAATACTATGGCCAGGTGTAGCATGGATTCAGGATTGTGATCCATCTCCTGCTTGTACAATTTGTGTTGATACTAATGAATTAGATTGTAATGCAATTAGATTAGCAAGATTAGTAAAAACTCCATGCTTAAATGTAAAACTTGGTGAAGCTGGTGGTAACCTTAGAAATGGTACATACTTTGCTACTCTTGCATATGCAATAAAAGGTCAAAGAGTTACTGATTATTATTCTCCAAGTAATACTCAACCTATTTATTTTTCAGATGATCTTCAAGGTGCATTAACTATTGATGTAGAAGCTGATACAGAAAACTTTGATGAGTTTATTTTAGTTGTAGTACAAAATATTAATCAAGGCACTCTTGCTAAAGAGATTGGAATATATTCTACTAAGACTAATTCAATTGAGTTAGATCAAATTAAAGATGAGCTAATAACTGTACCATTAGAGATTATTCCAATTTCTAATCCGGTATATGAAACATCTGATCAAATTACTGATGCAAATAATTACTTATTAAGAGTTGGTCCAAGATCTAAATTTGATTTTAACTATCAACCTTTAGCTAACTTAATTAAAACCAAATGGGTATCTGTTGAGTATCCTGCAAATTATTATGTTAAAGGAGGTCATAAAGGAAGTTATCTTAGAGATGAAGTCTATGCTTTCTTTATTAGATGGGTCTATGATACCGGAGACAAATCCGCCTCTTATCATATTCCTGGAAGATATCCTAAAAATTACACATATATAAGAAGTGGATCTAATGTTCAGATAACTCAAAATGAAAAAGAAGAAGCTGTACCAAATGGTTTTGAAGATTTTAATACCTTAAGCACTACTGATCAGTTATTTGAAATGTATAATACTGCTAATCTTAGTGGTAACCCTGCAATATTAAATACTATTCTACCTGATGGTGGGAAAGTTGTAGCTAGTGGGGAAATGGGATACTGGGAATCTACTGAAGTATATCCAGATAATCAACCTGATATTTGGAATTCTAGTACACATTGTTGGACTGGGTTTGAAGGAGCTACTCAAAGATATGATTTATGTGGACTTAACATTAGACATCACAAGTTTCCAGATAATTACTTAAGTCCTAAGACTCTTCACTATGAACCTGCTGCTGGACAAAATGACCCAAATCTTTTAAATATTAGATTAATGGGAGTAATGTTTGAAAACATTCCTTTTCCAAAAGATAATGAAGGTAATGATATTCCAAACATTGTAGGTTATGAAATATTAAGAGGTTCTAGAGAAGGTAACCGTAGCATTATTGCTAAAGGTATGATCAATAACTTTAGAACTTATGAAATTAAAGGAGATGTTGCTAGAGATAGATTAGGTTTATATGCTAACTATCCATTCAATACTATTAAGTCACCAATGAATACAGGATCAGGAACTGATCATAATATTGGTTTTAATGATCCTTACATAAAGACATCTCCTTATCAACAAACTGTTCCTAAAGAAATTATTAGTTTCCATTCTCCAGATACTATGTTTAGAACTCCTTTCTTGGAGTCAACAGAACTTAAGTTGTATGGAGCTATTTCTGGTTGGTCAGATCAAAATTTTCAACAACCAAGTCAACATCCTAAGTTTAAATTGCTTAGTGATCTAACAATGGTATTTGCTTTTGTTGCTGGTGTAGCTGAAGGTTTAATTTCAATGCTTGGTAAAAAAACAATTACTCAACCAGGAGCAAGTTTTACATCTCAAGCAATTCCAAATGTATCTGGAATTATGACAAGTGGTAGTGGTAATATTACAACAACTCCACAATGGGCTCCTACATCAACTCTTCAAGCAGAACTTATTTCTGGTAATCCAAATTTAAATACACCACCTACTTCTTATTTTGGAAAATTAAATTCTTACTTTAATCTAGGTCAAATTTTTACAAACACAACACAAGTAACAAATACGGTTGAAGAAATATTTAATGATTTTAATTATCAAATGGGTTTTATTAATGGAGGTACATTTACGGCACCTTCTATTAATACTGATTTATCTGCAGCTGTATTTTTAGGTGGTGCTGCAGGACAAGCTGTACTTTCTGGTTTAGGTATTGCAAATAAATTCCTTTACTATTTTGCTGAAGGTACTGATGTAGCTTTGCAAGCAATTTATGCTTTTATTAAATATGATCAGTATGCATTGCAAATGATATCTCATGGTCTTTATGATTCATTTATATCTCCTGCAAGTTTACAAACATCAATTGTAAATGGATCTCCAGTTCTTGATGCATACATTACAAGATTTAAAATTGGAGATGCATTTTATATCAGAGATAATATACAAGAAGTACAAACATTTGGCCCCCCTGCATCTCAAAAAAGATATAGCATTAATAACTTAAAAAGATCTGATACAGTAGTATTAAGAACTAAAACTGGTCCTTATGCTGTACCAGGGTTTACTGATGGTGTAGATGATGGACCAAAGTATATTGTTACTCCTGGAGGAACTTACTATGACCAGTCATTAGTTACCTTATCTTATTATGATAATAACTCTTCAGGACAAGGTAATCAATGGGGTAATGCAGTACAACCTAATTTTAAAAATAGCATTGATACTCCATTCTCATTACCTATTGCAAGTCATTATGGTGCAATTAAAATTAGAAAAAGAAATCAATACGGCCAGTTACAATCTATAAAACAAATTGCAATTACACCATGTGAACAAAAACTATCTGATCCTTATTATTCTTCACATATTTATACTGAAAATTATGTGTGTCCAACAGGAGATACATACAAGATTAAGAAGATAACATATACGCCAGTATTTTTTGGTGGTGATACTTTTGTAAATAGATATACAGAAAAGAATACAATGTTCTTTTTCTATGATTGGTTATATAGTCAACCTGATGGATTTGAGTTTAACTATTTGCTAAGACAAATGATACCAGAACCAAGATTCTGGGTTAACTCAAATGAGTATGACTTTGCTGAGTTTACAGATATTTTTCAAACTATTTTTAATCAAGGGACTCTTCCTCCAGGAACAGGTTGGAAACCAAGTAATTTCTATAACATGGATTGTAAAAACTATGATTATAGAGATGATCAAATTGGAAACTATCCTGGATTATTTAGACCAAAAGATTGCTACTTCTATATCACAGCTTCTGCAGTTAGAGATTTCTTTGTTGAAAGTGAAGTACTTGTAGACTTTAGAATTCAAGGTATTACAGATGCTGAGAAGCATTATGATCCATATAGATACACTGATCTTGAATCAATGTTTAATACAGATCCTCAGATTATAACTAGAGGTAATGAGTATAGATATGATTACTCACTTAGTATTACTAAAGCCTTTAGTCAATATTTTTCTGCCGGTAATTTACAAAGCAGATATTATAATCCACTTGTTGCACAACTTTGCTACACTTATTACCCAGATAGAATTATCTATTCATTACCACAACAACAAGAATCTTTTAAAGATAGTTGGTCTATATACTTAGTAAATAACTATAAAGAGTTTACATCTCAGATTAGTGGTATTAAAACAGTTAATAAGAATGGTATCATAATTACATTTAAGAATGATAGTCCAATAATGTATCAGGGTGTAGATACTTTGCAAACTGATTTAGGTACAAAAATTACTATCGGAGATGGTGGATTATTTAGTCAACCAGAACAATCAGTAGTTAATGCAGATAGATCTTATGAATATGGATCATCTCAAAATAGATTATCTGTACTTTCATCACCTGCAGGTATTTATTATATCTCACAAAATCAAGCTAAGGTATTTGCATTTGGTCAAGGATTAAAAGAGATTTCCCAGATTGGACTTAAATGGTGGTTTACTAATTTCTTACCGTACAAGTTAACAGAAGATTTTCCAGAGTATCCATATCAAGATAATCCAGTTTCTGGTATTGGTTGTCAATCATTATATGATAATGAGAATACTATTATTTATTTTAGTAAAAAAGACTACAAACTTAAACCAGAATGGATAGGGCAAGTAATATATGTCCCATTGATTACTTTTGGTAAAAGAAAAGGTTTCGGAGATTATTTTCAGATTGTAAATTCTGATGGTACTATTCAACCAGCACAATATCAACTAGGTGATCCTATATTATTTGAAGATGCTTCTTGGACATTAAGTTTTGATCCTAAGAATGAATTATGGATTTCATTTCATGACTGGCATCCTGATCTTTCAATTCCAACTAAAAATACTTTCCTTACAACTAAAGGAAATACTATTTGGAAACATAATGCATTATGTAATAGTTTTTGTAATTACTATGGAATACAATATCCATTTGAAGTAGAACTACCAATTACAACAGGCCAGACAATTACTACAATGAAGTCTGTTGAATATATACTTGAATGTTATAGAAGAAAATCATTTAATTGTGTAGATCAGTTCCATGTACTTGATTATAACTTTGATAAAGCAGTAGTATATAACTCAGAACAAGTATCTGGATTCTTAAATCTTAATATATTTCCAAAGAATAATGTTACTTTAAGTCAAGAGTATCCTAAGTTAAATCAATCTAATTTATCTTCATTTGATATTTTATTTAGTAAAGAAGAAAATAAGTATAGATTTAATCAGTTCTGGGATATTACAAAAGACCGTGGTGAATTCCCTAATGGATCAGACTATCCACCAACAGGACCCGTTGTGCCTGGAACAACAGTATTACAAGGTAACTATGATGAAAACATTATTTGGAATACTGCATCTAATGGTTATATAAGACAATTAAATTCTACCAACCTAGATTACAATAAACCTCAGTTACAAAGAAAGAAATTTAGACACTATTTAAATTACTTAACTTTGATTAGAGAGAATAGTTCAGATACTAACATGATATTGAAACTTGTAAATACTAAAAATCAAATATCTCTTAGATAATGAGAAAGTTAAAAGTAGATAAGTCTAAAATTGCTGGTAAAGGTTTATTTACCACAGATGTTTTTGAGCAAGGTGAAATGATTGGATTGGCACATGAAAATGACCAACCCACTACTTTTATTGGTAAGTACCATAATCACTCTGATGAACCGAATGCTGAAAGTGTAAAGCTTGGGGATAAAAGATATCTTATGGCTAAAAGACCGCTTAAGAAGGGAGAAGAGATTACTACTAATTATAGACTTCAACCTGAGCTTGAACAACCTGAGGATTTTGCAAAAGGGGGACTTGTAAGAATGCCAAAACCTAGTAAGAAGGGTCTAGCATCTAAAAAGTTTTCTAGAAGCTTAGAAGCAACAAATAGATTTTTTACACAGAATCCATTATTTGAAAAACCCAAATCTAGAAAAAGAAAAGTATTTGATCCAAATGCTAAGTATTATGAAGATGGAGGTGAGTTACCTATGGCAGAATATGGTATGCCTATGGGTGCTGGTATGTCTCAAAACTATCAAGGTAGAAAAAGATTTATTCATCAAGATGGTGGTATAATTTCACAAGAAGACATAGATGCTGCTAACAATGCAATGATGAAAGCAAGATTAGCTTATGCAAATATGCATGGTAATCCTGCGGCTCAAAGAATGGTTGTTGCACCAGACCAACCATATGATTTTGGTGACGATGTCACAGGTACTCATTATATGGCATCTATGGATAACTATGCTGTACCTCAGATACAAGATATCAATGGTCAACTCATGTTAGGAGATTATGGTCCTGACTCTGCAGAAGCTATAAGATTTGATAATCCTGAAGATGCAATGTACTTTGCAGAACATTACAAAGAAATTACTCCTGATGCATCTTATAGACAAGAAGAGTATGCAGTAGGCGGTGTAGCATTTCCTATGGATCTTGATCCAAAGACAATGAAAAAATATAAAGAAGCTCTTAAGCTTCAAGAAAATTCAATTAAGTCTGGATATAAGAAATCAGAAGATAAATGGTATCCACATAAAAGTCCTGAAGGTGGAGCTGATACTATTGGATATGGTCATAAACTTTTAGGAGCAGATGCTAGTAAATATTATAAAGGAATAAGTTCAGCAGATGCTGATAAATTACTTGAGTCAGATATATTAAAACATCAATCTATTGCTGAAAAAATAGTAGACCAGAAATATGGTAAAGGTACCTTTGATGGTTTACCACAAGATTCTCAAATGCTCCTTGTAGATTATGCTTATAATGGTGTATTAAACAAGTTTCCAACATTTATGGGGGCTGTTGTTCAAGGTGATAAAAATACTATGCTTAAAGAATATGAAAGATCTGGAGCTGGTGGTTTATTAAAAGAAAGAAATGCCTGGACAAAAGATACTATTCTTGAAGGAGATTTTAATACTCCATCTAGTTTACCTGGAAAAGGTCCTCAACAAGTATCATTAAATAGCAATAGAGATAAATGGGGTAGAAGTCCAAATACAATATGGTATGGATTTAATCCTGATACAAAACAATATGAACAAGAAGGTTTAGATTGGGAACAGTATGGTGATCCTGGACCAGGTATTGAAGGGCCCGGAGCAGGTGCTTATGTAACTCCTGGTGAAAGATTAGAAACATATCGAAAAAATAATCTTAAAAAACAACAAGAGGGTGGAGATATTATTTCTCAACAAGGATGGGATTATATAAAAGAAGGTGACAAATACTTAACAAGAAAAACTGGTACTCAAGATTGGATAGAAGCCCAAGGCAGACCACTACAAGCTATTAAACAAAGCATATATCAAGAGGCGCCAGTTGTAACATCAGTTGTATCTGAATCTACTACACCAACAACTCAACCTGTAATAGGAGATCCAAAAGTTTTAGAAATACAGAAAAAACTAAAAGATGCTGGATATGATCTTGGAAAATATGGTCCTAATAAAGATGGTATTGATGGTATAATGGGTAATACAACTAAGTTGGCTTATGATGCTTACAAAGCAAATATCCCACCTAATGAAGTTAAAGTACCTAAGAAAACTACTAAACCTACAATTAACTATACAGTTAATAGAGATCTTCCAGATGGATATCTTCCCGTAATACAGCCAGGTCAAGAAGCATGTGTAGAAGGTAAGGGTTGCTCATTTAATGTTAGTGTTAAAATGGGTGACTTATTAGGAAATATTGCTGATGGACCATTATGGGCAAATGATGCTTGGTTTAATAAATCTGATATACTAAATAAGGGCGGTGATTTAATTTATGATAGTAATTCTAAAATCTATAATGAAATGGGTAAGGTTCCAAAAGAAGTTTACTCAAAACTGCAAGTCGGAGATTATGTACAATTAAATAGAACAGATACTGCATCAAGTGGTAAGTTTGCTGCTCAAACAAAAGAAGGACTTCAGAATGAACAGATTGAACACTTAGGCTTTGTTGTAGGTAAAGACAAAGATGGTACTCCATTAATTTGGCATGGTTCAGAAACTGGTAAAGCATTTATTAAAAGAATAGATGAGCCAATTACTTTAGATGATCATGATAAAAATATCTTTACATACAAAGTATCTTCAATTGTAAGATCTCCTAATCTTAAAGATGTAGACTTTTCTGGTCTACAAAATTCTCCATACTATACTCCTGTTGATCCTAACAAAAAGTTAGTTCCTAAAAAAGGAGCTACTGAAACACAAGTAGAAGCAACTAAATCATTTAACAATGCTGTAGGACAATTTAAAAACCTAGGTTATTCCCAAGATGATACTAACTATGTTGGTCAACTTCTTATTGGTGGTATCATGCAAAATGAAACTAAAGGTAATACAGATTGGAAAACTGTTCCTAAAGAAGCAGCTGCAACGGTTTGGAAAAACTATTTAGGTCAAGGTAATTTTGAAGGTGATGAAGCCAGTATTGGTGTTTATCAAATGAAACCTAACTATAATTTTAAAAACCAAGATGGTGGTTTAAATCCTTTAGGTAAAAAGTTACAAAAACTTGGAGTTAATGTAGATGACATTACAAATGATAATATACAAGCACAAACTATAGCTGGTACACTTATATTACTTGATAATTATAAAAAGTTAAAAGAAGATCCAGACTTTGATCCTAAAACTAATTTATATAAAGAAAAAATTCCTGCATCTTATATCTTAGCTAAATCATGGCAAGCAGGGGCTGGTTGGGAATCAAGAGAAAAATACAAGAAATTTTTAAATGATCTTGATATTGACTATAGTGATAATGCATTACAGTCTGCTGTGTGGAATATTGATGTTACAGATGGTAAATCTGTTAATTCAGAATTGACACAAATAAAAACTAATCAAGATATTATAAATGAAAAAAAGCAACAAGAGGCCGCTAAAAAACAAATGGCTATTAAACAACAAGAACTTGCTGTAAGAGCAGACACTGTAAGAAAGTTTCCTACTATTGCTGAGTCTACTGCTGTAAATACAAATTATACACAGAGAGGTCCTAAACCTTTTGATGTTGCTTCATATACACAACAGGGCCCTACTAAAACTATTTATACATATTCTGGAAGACCTGGAGCAATGTATAAGAAAGATAGTAGAGGAAACTGGTATATTAATCTTGGAACTAAAACAGGAAATCAATTTGTTAAAATACAAGATCCAGATGGTAGTAGAACGGCCTTATTGAATAAAGGAGCTGTACCATCAGTACCAAAAGGAAATCTTCCCTCTGTACCAAGAACATTTAAAAATGGTGGTATATACATGGAACTTTCAGATTCTGAAATTGAAGAGTTTAGAAGAGGTGGTTATATCATTGAGGATCTGGATTAAACCTATAAAGTTTAAGGCTTAAAATAAAATTTATTATATTTAGTATATACCCAACATAATGAAAAAAAGAGTCAAAGTATATAAAGCAGAAGATGGTCAAGGTGCTTACAGAAGCAACCTTTCTAAGTTTTTGCAAAAAGCTCAAATGGGAGGTCAACCATCTATGGAACAAATGAGTTATCCTGGTGATCAACAAAGTCAAGAAATGGATGAAAACCAAGTAATCAATATGATTGCTATGGATATAACTGGAGGAAAACCAAAGGAAGAAACTATGGCTAAACTTACTAATATTGTAGGTTTAGACTTTCAGACAGCTGATCAATTTTTTGAAAGTGTTAGGGAACAACTTAATTCTAGAAAGACTGAAGTAGAAGAAGAGTCTGTAGAAGAAGAGTCAACTCCAGCAGATCCTTCTGGTAATCAACAAGCCGTTGAGAAAGAAGAAGATGAGGAAGAGGAAGAAGGCCCATCTAATAATGATATTGCTTATCAAGATGCTTTAAATGATGACTCTGATGAAGC